ACGGCCCGCCGGCGGAACACTTCGCGAAGACCGTCGCGGCCGTGAATGCGATCTTCGGGCACAAACTGCTCGCGCCGCTGACGATCGCCGACTGGGCGCAGATCATGATCCTAGACAAGCTCGCCCGGCACCAGGGCAAGGCGAAATCCTCCGACACGCCGGTCGACCTCGCGGGATACGCGGCATGTCTGGCCGAAGTCGAGGCCATACCGTGAGCCCATTCCTGATCGCCGTCACGGGCGTGATCTACATCGTCGTCGCGGCCGACCTCGTCTACCACGGGAAGACGGGCCTCGCGATCGCCTACCTGGGCTACGCGTTCGCGAACGCGGGGCTCTACCTGGCGGCCCGCTGACTGGAGTCGTGCCTTGATTCTGCTCTACGCCCTCTCCGCGTGGCTCGCCGCCGACTTCGCGGCGGGCGTCGTTCACTGGTGGGAGGACCGATACGGCGACCCGGCGTGGCCGATCCTGGGCACGCATGTCGTCGCGCCGAACATCCGGCACCACTCCGAGCCCCGGGCGTTCCTCGCCGGCGACTACTGGCGGCGCAACTGGACGACGATCTTGCCCGCTGCCGCGGTCGCGATCGTCGCCCTGGCGGCTGGGCAGAACTGGCTCGCCCTGGCGGCGGCGTTCGCGACCCAGGCGAACGAGGTTCACGGCTGGGCGCACCAGAGATGCTCACGCCCAATACGGGGGCTCCAGTTGATCGGCCTGCTGTCGTCGCCAGACGGGCACGCCGCCCATCATCAATCGCCGTTCGCTACGAATTTTTGCGTGATGTCGGACTGGCTCAACCCGCTGCTTGCGGTGGTGGGGTTCTGGCCTCGGCTCGAGCAATTCGTGGGGCTGGCGGGCGTGCATCCGCGCAGGGAGCGGGAGACCGCGTGACCGGCCGTCGGGCGAGGGCCTCGACGAGCAGCTCGCGGGGAGCCGGGGTCGCCCGGCCGATGATCGCCTGGCTCCCGTAGTGGCGGTCGAAGACGGCCCGGGTGTTCCCGAGATGGAGATGACCGGCGCCGCCCCTCTGGACCTCGACGTCGGTCCCCGAGCCCCGGCGGATGAATTTCCAGGTCCCCGCCCGGATCCCGGCCTTCTTGACGAGCCGGCGAACCTGGGCGAGGAATGTCTCGTGGCTGGCCGGCCACGGGCAGACGATCGCCCTGGGGCAGGCCGCCAGGCTGGCCCGCAGGGCCTCCATCGTCCCCGGCGCGAGGCGGAACACGGCCGGCCGGCCGGTTTTGCTCTGGACGACCGAGGCCGTCCCGTCGGGCCGGATCGCGGCGACCGGCAGGGCGACCAGGTCTCCCCATCGGAGGCCCGAATCCCAGGCGACACGGATCGCGAGGTCGAACCAAACCGACCGCCGGAGGCCGCAGTGGTGGCGGCGGGGGAGCCGGGCCGCGGCCTCGAGGAGCTGCTCGACCTCCGACCGCTCCCAGGCCTCGACGGGGGCGACCGGGACCCGGGCGGCCCGGACCCGGCGGGTCGGGGGATCACAGAATCCGTCCTCGGCGGCCGCCCGCCAGAGGGCGAGGATCTGGTTCCGTTTGCTCCGGACCGTCGACGCGGCGACCTGGCCGGAGTAGTCGCGGAGGAATTCCGAGACGCTCCGCTCGTCGAGCTGCTCGAGCGGCACGGCGGCGCCGGCCCATCTCTCGAAGGCGTCGGCGGCGATCTGATACTGGCGGAGAGTCTCGGGGCGAACGTCCCGAAGGAGCCCGTATTCGCGGGCATACTCCCCGAGCGTGGCAGGACCGGACCGACGGAACATTCGGCACCCCGTGCCCCCCTCGTTCGGCCGCCTGCCGGAGGGGGGAAGAATCGCGGAGCATCCATACCGCCGGCGACCGCGTCAAACACCCCGCAGGACCGGAACGGCCGGCATTCTGCGACTGGTTTCGGTTCCGTAGAGCATCGGTCTACGGAACCGAAGGTTGAAGGTTCGAGCCCTTCCGGGTGTATTCGGTCTGCGGTGAACACTACGCATCGGCGCGGCTGAAAGCAAAGCCGCGCCGCTGTTGATTCACCGGGCGGCCGAGATAACCTCGGAGGCCATGAAGATGCCATTCAAGCCGAAGCCCGGTAAGACCTACATCAACACCCGAGAGGCCGCCGCGATCTTCGGGTGCAGCATGGGGCGGATCCGGCAACTCGCCCTCGCCGGGGATCTGTGGTGCGGTCACCTTCACGACCGAGCCCTCGTCTACGACAAGGACCAGGTCGAGAAAAAGGCGAAACTGATCCCGACGACCGGCCGCCCCAGGAAGGGCCGACGCTCCGCCTGACCACGCTTCAAGTCTGTGCCGCACACCGGCCGATGTTGGTTCTAACCACAACTCAACAAGGCAGGAGGCCGCGATGAGAAAGCGAACCTGGGATCGGCTACTGACGGCCCTCGCCCTGATTCGGTTCGGGCAGGAACTGGGGTCGGAATCCCCGCTCGCGAAGACGGTGTTTTCCCTGGCAGAAATGGCCGGGAAACTCGCGGTGATTTTCCCTGTTGACAGGTTCTAACCACATCACTACAACACGCCGCGGAAGTTCTAACCACAAGCACAAAAGAGAGGATGAGCATGGACGCTCAACGAATGCCCGGGGACGCGGAAGCCGACGCCGCCTGTCGCGTGATGCAGGACCTCTACGGCCGGCACCTGCGGCTCGGCGATCTCGTCTGGTGGCGGCTCGACGAATGGCCCGCCGGGCGGACCGCGTCGTCGGTCGTCTGCGGGAGGCGCGACGGCCGGCTGATCGTCGACTACGCCGGCGAGCTGGTGGAGATCGAGCCCGACCAGATCATGCCCTTCTGAGGAGAGGCAAGGATGCCAATCACCAGCAGACGACCGTCCCGCCAGGACACCGCGCTCCACCGGTCCTTGCACCAGATCGGACACTCGGCCACGCGGCGGGGCCGGCAGTCATTCCACCTGGCCCGGGCGGCGTGGGCGCCGCTGCGGCGGCTCGACGAGTTGCTCCGTGAGATCGACGCCCGCGGCGGCATGGGCCTGGCGGCCGGCCTGCTGATGCGGGCCAGGACGGCCCGCGACGAGGGCTGGCCCTACCTCTGTGACGAAACGGGAGAGGTCTGGAAATGACAGGGATCATCGGGCTCTGGCTGATCGCAACGACGCTCGTCTGGTTCGTGGGCGTGGCGTCGGTGGTCGTTCTGGGCCTCGGGAACATGGAAGGCGACCGCCGCAACGGATGCAGCGGTCGAGGATGCCGGCGGGATGCCGGCTGGCAGGGAAGCGACACCACGCCGCGGCGGGCGGAGCCCGCCCGCGGCTTTTCACCTGGATGGAGGGAGTGACGATGGCAGGATTCAAGAAAGCAACGAAGGCGGCCGCGAAACTGCGGGCGGCCTTCTTCGGGCCGAGCGGCGCCGGGAAGACGTTCTCGGCCCTGCGGGTGGGGACGGGCCTCGGCGGCCCGATCGCCGTGATCGACACGGAACGCGGCTCCGCGTCGAAGTATTCGGACCGGTTCGACTTCGACGTCCTCGAGCTGCGGGACCTCACGATCGAGGGCTACGTCGCCGCGATCCACGAGGCGGGAGAGGCCGGGTACGCGGTCCTCGTGATCGACTCGCTCTCCCACGGCTGGCAAAGCCTGTGCGAGGAGGTCGAGAAGCTCGCGAAGGCGAAGTACCGGGGGAACACATGGTCGGCCTGGTCGGAGGGGACGCCGCTCCAGCGGAAGCTCGTCGCCGCGATCCTCGGGTTCCCCGGGCACGTTATCGGGACCATGCGGTCGAAAACCGAGTGGACGACCGTCGACGACGGGCGGGGCAAGAAGACCCCGCAGCGGGTCGGCCTGGCTCCCGAGCAGGGGAAGGGCGTCGAGTACGAATTCGACCTCCTGGTCGAGATCTCGACGGACCACATCGCGAACGTGATCAAGGACCGGACCGGGAAGTTCCAGGACAAGCTCCTGGAGAAGCCGGGCGAGGACTTCGGGCGGCAGCTCGCCGCCTGGCTGGCCGACGGGACTCCGACGCCGTTGGCCCCGCCGGCGGCCCAGCCGGTGAAGGCGCCGGCGACCAAACCGACGCGGGCCTCCGGGGCCGATCTGGTCGAGATCGTCCGGAAGCACATCGCCGCGGCCGCCACGGTGAAGGATTTAGGGAAGGTCGTCGACGGGATCGACAAGGCCCTATCCGAAGGGCGGCTTTCCGATGACGACTGGTCGCAGTTGACCGACGAGGCAAACGCCCGGCACGAGGAGATCGAACCCACTACCCAGGAGACCGTCACCGATGGCTGATGCTTTTGACATGCTGGACGAGGGGACCGACGACTTCGAGCGGGATGTCCGGGCCGAGCGGGAGACGATCGGCGAGGGTCACCACGCCTTCACGATCAAGGCGGCCGAGATCGCGGACGGGCGGCTCTCCGTCACGCTCGTCCACGACGACGCCCGCTACTACTGGGTCAAGGCGAACCCGCCGACGACCGCGAAGTCGTTCGCGACGATCGCCGGCTCGCTCGCGAGGGTCCTCGGGATGACCGGCGGCCAGCTCCGCGACGCGATCCTGGCCGGCGGCGACGGCGTCGTCGGCCGGCGAGTCGCGGCGAGGATCTGGCACGGCACCGGCACGAAGGGCGGGCTATTCGCGAACGTGGGCGAGTTCCACCAGGCGGCCGAGCCGGCGGCAGCGAAGCCGGCAGCGAAGCCGGCCGCCAGGACCGCCACGAAGAAGGCCGACGCCGTCTCGCGGCCGCCGGAAGACGACATTCCATTTTGACCAGGAGACACGGCCCGCTCCCGGGCCGGAAGGGGCTGCCTATCTCGGCCCCAGGGAGAGCGCAGCCGGCGGTCGCGAAGTAACACCGGCAGCAGACACCCGGGAGCGGCCTGACTCACCGAGACCCGGATCCGCCGGCCGCCCCACGACACGGGGCACGAACACACGGAGGAGCCATGAAAAATCAGTTGGTGACGCTTACATGGATGGAGCAGATGTTCGCCGCCTACGTCGGGTCGCTCCGCAGGATCAAGGCGATCAACGAACGGCTCTCGGAGCCGTACTCGACGCCGAAAGGAGATCTCTGGGGGAACGACATCGAGTCATCCGGCGCGGAGATGGCGGTCGCCAAGGCTCTCGGCCTCTACTGGACCGCGGCCCGCGGGATCGACGCCGCAGGCGACGTATCGGGCCTCGAGGTCCGGTCGACGAAGTACCCGACTGGTCGCCTGATCGTCCACAAGGCCGACAAGGACGACGCGCCATTCGTCCTCGTCAGGGGAGTTTTCCCGACATACGAGATCGTTGGCTGGATCACCGGTCGGGACGCGAAGGCGGAGGCCTACTGGTTCGCCGGCGACGGCCGGCCGGCCTACTTCGTGCCGGAGGAAGACCTCGCAGATCCCGACGAGCTGAAAGCCTGCGGGACGGCAGGGGCGAGGGTGTGGCAGATCACGGCCGCGTCGCGGTGACGCTGGCCGCGTTTTGTGAGGAAAGGAGTGTTTCGTGGAAATAACGAAAGAGATGCTTTCGCAGTGCCGGAAAGACCTGGCGTTTGGTTTTAGACAGGCCGCCGAGTCGCTCCTGGAGGGCTTGGCTGACTGCCCGCCAGGAGAACGGAGGTCGATCCTGGCGGCAGCTGAGTGGTTCGAGGCCCAGCGCGACTGGCTGGAAAACGAAGACGCGGTGGAGGTCTGACGTATGGCCGGTGAATGGATTCCCTACGATGTCTGTCTCCCCCAGAAGCCGGAGGTCCTCGAGCTGGTCGACCGGACGGGGCTCGCCCCCGACCAGGTCGTCGGCCGGCTCCTGATGCTCTGGGGGTGGGCGGCCCTGAACAGCTCCGACGGGACGGCCCGGATGTCGATCCGGCTCCTGGGGAGGCTCTGCGGGGGCGACGAGGAGTTCTGGAGGGAGGTCGAGGCCGTGGGCTGGCTCGTGATCGACGCGGAGAGCGGAACTGTGGCGATCCCCGGATGGGAGCGTCGGTTCTCGCAAGCCGCGAAATCACGGGCTTTGACCACGGTTCGGCACCAGGTCGACAAGGCGGGGGCGCGTAGCGCCCCCGCTGGGGGCGCTACGCGCCCCCGCTCGGGGCGCATGGCGCCCCCAGCAGGGGCGCCGCGCGCCCTAGAGAGAGGAGATAGAGGAGATAGAAATTCTTCTTCTTCCCCGGGGGATGCTGCGCAGCCGGAGGACGGCGGCCCTGCCGGCCCGCCCGGCTGGGAGACGCTCCGGACGGCCTGGGCGGCCGCCGTGAAGCGGAAACACGGGAAGGCATGGTGCCTGCCGACGGCCCCGGACAAGCTCGCGGACCGGCTGGACGAGCCCGGATGGTTCGAGAAGGCCCTCGCGGCGATCGAGGCCCTGCCCCGCTGCCGCTACTTCGCCGACCCGGTGACGCTGCCGCAGCTCGTCGCCCCCGGCTTCGTGGACAAGGTCCTCGGCGGGCAGTTCGACAACCCGCGGCACGCCAGGCCGGCCGGCAGGCCGGGCGAGGAGCCGCCCCCGGCTCCGCTGTCGACCTGGAGCCCCGGCGAGCTGGCGGCCTTCGAGGCCAGCAAGCGGGCGATCGCGGACAAGATCCGTCAAGGAGGTGCGGCATGACACCCTGCACCGCCCCCCGCTGCGGCGACGCGGCCCGATGGACCGTCGCCGACCGGCAGCTCTGCCGCCGGCACATGCTCGACGCCCTGCTCGCTGGGCGGATCGGCCAGGCTCACGCGGTCCCGCTGGAGGCCGAGGCCCTCGAGGTCGAGCCGGAGCCGGTGGCGCGGCTCACGAACGAGGAGCGGGCGGTGATCGAATCGACGCGCGAAGTCTCTCGGCGATCGTCCGTCGAACAATGCGCGAACGGTGCGAGTCGTGTCGAAAACGATGCGCGCGGGTTCGGGCTGCGCACGTTGCAAATGACGGAATGGCCCGAGGAATGCCGTTGCGGGAACGACGCGGAACGATGCGCGCCGCGGCCGCAGCCCACGCTCACCGATGCGGAGCGGGAGGCGGTGGCCGCGGCGACTGCCAACTACCAGAGGCTTTGCGACGAGTACGGGCCGAGCGAGGAGGACGAGGAAATTCTCGCCGCGCTGCGCGGGCTGCTGGAGCGAGCCGAATGACCGACGCGGCCGACGGATCCTTGCCAGACTCAAAGATCCCCTGGTGGGACAACCACTCCGAGGGCACCTACTCCGACGACCCGGAGAACGGATACCCGTATGACGTCGGGACCAAAGTTCAGGAGTAGGCTGAGAACGTGAAGGATCAGGAGCGGCGAGGAGAAGACATGACCACACCGAATGACGCGGCCGAGCCGTCTCTTGCATCCGCTGGTTCTGTGGCGAACGGAGTATAGACATGAGTGATCGCACCCCCGTTGCGTATGCAGTGGTTCGCGTTGGCGAGCGTTTTCACCACCATGAGATATTTCGCTGCGAAGAGGACGCCGATGCTGTTGCGCGAATGCTGATTGCAGACACCAGAGCCGACTGGAGAGTGTGGCCTTTGGTCTACGGCAGGAAGCCAAAGGCGATTCAGTCGCAGGCTGTGCCGATACACCCTCGTATCCAAGATGCGATGGCAAAGGCGATCCGCGAGGCTCGCAAGTAGCCCACAGAACCACATTTATACGGCCCGGTATAACCCGCCCCCTGCCGTATAACGCGACGCAAAATCGACGCCAGGCTGCGGCGTGACGGGGGAAGCCGGCGTTATGCGGGGCCGCCTATCACGCCTCCGCTGCCGCGCTGGACTCGTGGACTGGAACCGATAGCGTCGTCGGTGCATGGATGCACCAGACGAGATCACGGTCGAGATCCCGGGCGACCCGATCCCGCAGCCGCGGGCGCGGTTCAATCGCCTTTCTGGGCAGGCCTACACGCCTGGCAAACTGATCCGCCCGTTCAAACAGGCGATCGCGATCCGCGTCGGCATGGAGGCGAAGCGGCGCCGATGGTCTGTGTCCGACGGCCCGTTCCAGGTCGTCGTCGAGTGCATATTCGCGCGTCCGCCTTCTCACTGGACGAGGGCCGGCGAGCTGGCGGCCTCGGCCCCGTCTTTCCCTGGGATGCGGTGCGGCGACTGGGACAACCTCGTCAAGGGAGCCCAGGACGCCGTGAAGGCCTGCGGAAACGTCTGGCGAGACGACACCCAAGTTGTCGACGGCCGAGGGATCAAACGCTACGCCGCCCGCGGCGAGCCGGCCCGGACGATCATCCAGATCCGGAGGCTCTGACCGTGGGCAGGCCCCAGAAGGACCTGAAACTCTGGCTGTCCC